GTTGTTGGTCAAACGGTGCTTGACCGCTTTCGATTTCGTCTGTTAGTTTATCAAGTTCATTTGCTAAGTGTTCAATCAACATAAACTGTTCACTGTCTGCAGGTAATGAACCCATTTCTCCACGAGGCCACTTAATTCTGAATTCAGTATTCATTTCTAAGTCTGCCTTCATCATAGTCTGGTTAGTTTCAATATTATTCAATCTTTCTACAATACCAAAGTATGCCCATGTTGCAATTGATGCACCTGCAATCATACTAATTATATTACGAAGTGGTAATGCTACCTCGGTATTTTCACTCACCTTTGTTGCCATTTATCAATCCTTAATTATCTACTTTTGCTCCTGATCTCCACTGCCAACATGACCAGTACCTTGCTTTCCATTTAGGTCCTGGATTGTCACAGTTGTGCCTTGCTCGAAACGATTTCCGTCTAGCAGGATCATCGCGTTTGATTTCCATATTAGGATCTCCGAAGGATACCTTTACAACATTGCCCTTCTCGTTCTTAACATAAACATAAAACTTCTTACTGCCACCACGAGTTGGATTGTTTAGTGTAACCTTCTTACCCTGATACTCAGACTCTACTAATTCTAAGTCATCGTATAGATCACATTCTTCACAAATCTCATCAATCTTATCTGCCGTATGCTGTTTAAATGTATTTGTCATTATTTGTTCCTAATATTCTGCCTGATGCCTGGTACATATTTTTTACGTTGTTGGTTGCCTGTAGGATTAGTTCCCATCACCGTTTTTTTCATATTTGCTAGTGCCGCTTTTGCCTTTTGTAGTTTAGGTAAAAGCATTGTGTTGAACCGATTTTGTTCATTCTGTTCACCTGGTGTTTTCTTTTTCATTATCTTGATTGACTCATCTGAACCATAGTCAACTTTACCAGATGTCTTTTCATTTGCTTTCTTTACTTCAGGTGGTTTCTTTTTGAATGTATTCATACCGTCACCAGTAGACATACGTTTCATAGCACCTTCTTTGAATGGGCGATTGATCATCATATCACCCTTCTTGTCTGACATAGGTTTTTTTAGTTTCACAACTCTACCTTTGTTTCTTCTTGCCATATCTTTTGCGTCAGACTCTTGTGATGCCATACCAATCACTTTACCACTTTTATCTATTGCGGCATGAGTATACTTCACTCCCTCATTTACCTTATCACGATGATGTTTTTTCTTATCGTGTTTGGTGACTCGATCTACTGATTGAATCATTGATGGTTGCTTTATTAACTTACGTAGGTGTGTCTTGACCTCACCTGGTGAGTTGCCAGACATAAACATTTCTGGAAACCCATCTATGTTTACCTTGAAGTCAAATGCCTCAGTTTGTTCTTTCTTTTTATCCCAAGGTGCTTTCTTTAGAGTGACTTGACTCTTGGGTTTTGCTTGTGCAGATTTACTTGCAAGTGCACGTCTCTGCATCTTAGGTGTAATTCTTATTTTCTTTGCTTCTGTCCAGTTTTTACCTTTTGGATCATATGCATTGTACTGACAAGATTTGTTCTCTTTAGTGGGTTTACCAAACATATCGCCACAGTTTTTGCAACACATGTTCTCCATACCTTCACGTGTTCCCAACCCTGCTTTGTTTCTCATTGATGCTGTAGACTTTTTACTTCTAACAATTGACATTGAGTCTGCACGTTTCCTGATATCCCCAAGAGACTTTCTAGTGGAACTAGGTTTTGCTTTCTTACGACTGCTAGGTTCCATACCCTTTGCATGAAACTCTTTCATCTCTGGTTTGTCGTGAGTATAACCCATCTTATCCATCTTGACATGATCGGCATATTTCTTTGCCATATAACCCTTACCAGTTTTAGGATCATACATCATGTGTGGTTTGAAATCTTTTTTATCCATTATGCTAGATCCTTATCGTGATTAAGTCCACCGCGTTTCTTCTTCACGATGAATGCATTGACTCGTGCATGTCCCCATTGGGATGGAGTTGTACCTGGTCGATGACCAGTCTTCCATGCGGCAACGCCTCGGTTGTAAACTTTTTTCAATGTTCCAACAGATATGCCAGACTTCTTTGCTTTATCAGCAAGAGACTTTCCTGCATCCTCTTTTATGTAATCATTGAATTTTATCATAGTCTTCCTCCTGGTGCAGGTAACCCTAATTTAGATTCTATTTCTGTTATTCTCTTTTTTGCATTATTCATACGTGTTTTATTGTTATCTCTCATACCAGAGATAAACATGCGATATGCTTGAGACAGATTTACGACCATTGCTCTCTGCTTACGGTCATAAGGAGTCTCCTCATTCAACTGTTCATGTCCATCATAGAATTTTCTAAAACTCATTTTGTTTCCCTATTCTTTTGCTTTGTAACAGTTGTACGAGCACGATCCATTTCTTTATCTTGTTGAACTTTTCGTGCGGCATCACTTGCTTTTTCTAAATCATTAATTCTTTTATGTTTTCTCTTAACACGTGCCAGTGCGTCTTCTTCATACATATCTTTAAATGCTTTTGTATACTTTGACGGTTTGGTCTTAGCATCCGCATCACCTGGTGCAGGTTTGTATGCAGACGGATCATTATCTGCTTTCTTTTTACCTTTAGCAAAGTGTGCGTCTCTTTTATCTTTTGTAGACTTGGAAAGACCTGTAAAATATTTCTTAGGTTGTGTACCCTTCTTGTCTTTAACATCTGGGTCTTGAGCAACCTTTGTTTTCTCTAACAACTCTATTGCATCTAACCAGTATCTTTTCTGCACGTTACTCTTCTCTACGATAACATAATTAGCACCTAGGTGAGTAACCTTACCAACTTCATCTGATTCTTTTACAATAACCTTATCACCAACGCTATAGAGATCACCAGTCACATATTGTTCTCGTGTCTCTGATATCGGGTTCAATTGTATATGATTTTTGTATTCTTTTTGTTCCTTCAACCCCATGCCCTTACGGACTGTGTTGAATAAATTCTTTGCGTCTGCGTTAGAGAATGTCTTTGGTAAACCCTGACTAAAACTTGTGAAGTCACCTTTACCTGCCGCCGCTCTCATCTTAGATGCAGACATCCCTGTTGCACCTTCTGCATCTGGATCTCTGTCTCCTGCAGAAACTACATTGATGTTTCTAAAGTTATAGAAACCATGCTTGCCTTTCTTGGCATTATATTTTTTAATTAAAATATCAAACTCATTGATGCGGTCTGCACCAACAACCATGGTAACATTCTTGTAACCCATATCATATAGTTTTGTCAACAGATCAAATAGGTTCTTGATCTTCATGTCCAACATAATCCTACGTGCATGACGTGGGAACATCTTACGTGCGACTTTTATTTTATCTTTATATGATAATGGATTCTTTTTTGGATCACTGGATTGTGACAGGTAAACGAAGTACGGATTGTTCCCTGCCTTACGCGAGAGAACAGTCAATAGTTTCTCATGACCAATAGTGGGTGGATTCATTCTACCCCACGTGAAGAAGACTGTCTTTTCTTCTTCTACCAGAAAATTCTTAAAAGATCCTATCAACCTTTTTTCCTTTCAACTTCCTTCTTACGAACATCCTTGAACATTCGTTTAGCAATCATATCAATTCGTTTCTTCACTGAGGGTTTATCTAGTCTCTTTTCAAGTTCTTGTCTACGTGCAAAAGGTAAATCATTTTTATCTTTACCCTTAGTTAACTTTTTGAGAACTGCCTTACGTGCCGCTTTACGTGCACGTCTTTGTAACACCTCTTTATTTGCCATACGTCTCTTTGCTTTCTCTCGACCAATCTTGATCTTTTGCTTGAGACGCTTCATTCTTCGCCCAACCTTCATTCGTTGTGCAATAGAAAGTGCTTCGGTTTCGGGTTCAACGTCTTCGTTGCCAGAATAGGTTCTTTTCTTTTTGGATTTTCTATAATTGATTAATTCGTCTTCACCTGGTGCAGGTTCCGAATTGATCATATCTTTAAATCGCAATGGTTTTGCCATTTTAATTCCTTCCTGGTTTGTCCCATCCCTTTAATATATTCGGTGAAAAGTTAGCGTAGGAGAATTCCATACGGTCAACAATTTTCACTGCATCACCACCAAGTTTGTCTATAGCGACATAACCCTCTTGTCCTGTAACACGATATCCCCTCTTGGTTTTGAGAAACGTGTTTACGTTTGAGAGTTTATTAAGATTATTTATAAGTTTCATTTTCGCAAGAACTATGACCTTCTGTAGATCAAACATTTTCACCAGAGATTGGCGGTTCCCTGGTGAAAAGAAACTTAATATTTCGTCTAACTTTTTTTGTTGCGTGGACTTCCCTTTTTCCGTTTTCCGCTTGTCGATTTCTTTTTGGTATTTTTGTTTAATCCAAGAAATGAGACGCGAAGCGTGGGTCTTGGTATTCTTAATGACTTCACCCCTGCGAACATACGTATTATTAAATTGCTCAATAAGTTGGGCAAGCGCAGGATCTTTTTCAAGAGTCCTAAGAGTAGTCCCACTAATCTGGTTAAATATTTTACCAGCAGTTGATAGATATTCATTAACTTCATCTGTATCCTTCCTATTCATAGTTAGGTTAGTTAAATCCCTGAGCGTTGCGTCTTGACTCCACACATTTCTGGTTGAGTTAAACTTGGATACATCAACTCCATACGAAGCGCGGAGAGACTCGAAGGAGTTACCCTTGTAGGTTGTATGCCAGACAATTCCAATTTTACTTTTGATAATAGCATCAGATGCATCCGACTCTCTAGGCACCGCATAGACGATAGTATTTGGATGAAAGGTAACATAGTCCTTCCCCTTAATCTTTTTTGTTTTTACATCATTCTTAGAATACAAAAAATCCCCTTGAATGATACCTTTTATTCCTAACTCAGGTAAATGTTTTAATGCCAATTTCATTTTAGTGTTGAGGTCTCCACTGGTATCGGCATCAATGTCTGCATTTGTTTTATAGACTTTTGGTGTTTTGGCAAAGATTCCTTTCTTAGCAACAAAGAACTCTCCGTCTCGTGGATCGGTTCCGCAAAAAATAGCAGGAGCACCGTCCCACTTAACAGATACCTTACCATCCCCTTCACCCCCAAGCATGTCACGTAGAGATCGTAAAGCAAGGATAGCATCACGAGTTCCCTTGACTCCACCATAAAGAACCTTGTCCTCAATGTGTGTCATGTGTGTATTCTTTTGTTCTGTTATGAAATCCGAAAATTGCATTATTTTACCTTTAAGTGTACTGCAGAGTTTGCAGATTGTGATGAGGCAAATCTAAACATTAGAGTAAGAAACTTTTGTTCTTTACCTTTTAGACTGTTGAATATACTAGTAACCAAATACTTAG